ATGACAGACGGAATGTATAGAATACGAGATGAGAGAATAAAAACCGGAACTCCTTATAATATATCACTCATGGATAAAGTTATGAATATATTAAAGAAGTATGAGTTTAAGTTGCCTGTTATATCTAACCAGAAGTACAATTCATATTTAAAAATTCTGGGGGCGTTCTGTGAAATAAAAAAGAAGTTGACGAGTCACGTTGCCCGGCATACCTTTGCCACTACTATTGCATTAGCCAATGGTGTGAGGATTGAGGTTATCAGCAAAATGCTTGGACATACGAATATCCAGACTACGCAGCTATATGCGCATATATACCAGGCTGAAGTAGACAAAGAGTTTGAACGACTTAACAATATTGTATGAAGATGAAACTTGTCACTGTAAGAGAAGCAGCTGATTTTCTTCGTATATCTTACAGAACAGCTCAACGATACTTGGCTGAAGGAAGAATACCGTACACCAAGCCAGCCGGTAGAGTATTGATAAAGGAGCAAGACTTGATGAACTTCGTCAATATGACGAATAGATAAAAATATATGCCTCGGTTACTTTGCACTGTGTGTCATTTATGACTTACCAAAATAGGTAAAAGCCCAGATTACTGTTTTGACACATGGTATTCACCCTAAGTGACCGGGGTATTTTTCTTTGTTAGAAGAAAACAAATTATGATTTTAGGATAATCAAATCAAAATACATTAAACGAGTACGTTTATACTCTGGTTCTAGGTCTAGTTTCATGTATTCTATTTCATCTGCAATATTTTCAAATATAAATTTGAATCCATTACGCTGATAAAAATCTATCACTTTTTGATGATTGGAGGCATCAACAATAATATAACGGCATCCAGTCTTATTTAATGGATCAATAAACCAACCTTTTATAAAAGACAAAATTTCATCACCAATATGTTTTCCGGCAAAGGAATCAAATACAGCTAATTGTCCAACTAATACAGCTGGATATTGAGAGTTGCGTTTAATATTGGGTATTGGGCGATTTATTTTGTTTTTTATATTTTTAGGTAAGGATGAAACGGGCAACATTGAATTGGATACGGTAAATGCTGCAACTAATTCTAAAGAAGTGTTAGCCTTTACGAAACCGTATGATTTACCAAGTAATTGATTGTTGTAATTTTCAAAATCATTTTTGAAGAAATTTTCAATATCCTTATCGTGAGTGCATGAAAAGTCAGAACAGTTCTCTATTAGAGGTCTGCTCCATTCAACAAATTCGCAATTATCTTCGATAAATGTACCCACTATTTGAATTTACGAAGGTTTGATTTTTCCAAAATTCTTTTGGTCATTTCTACTTCACGCGAAAAATCAACGGTCCCTCGTTTTTTCTCATTCTCACGGGCAATCTTTTCAAATTTTTCTGCGACTTTGCCGGTTAATGTTGGTATTGGTTTGATATAAACTGCCATAAATCAATTGTTTTACGAGACAAAGATACAACATTAGTTTTACTTTTTATTTCAGCATCATTAAAATCATCCTTATCAGCACTACTTTTAACACAAAGTTCAGTATCTACAGCAGCATTAACAAGAATACGGTGAATAACATTACTATTATCCACCGTATCATTTAGTTTAATAGTAACGTTTACAACACTCCTAACAGAAGTCCTATAACTCCCCAGATTATATCATGCCAATCAGCTATTCCTTTCTTTATCCATTTGTCTAAAACAACTTCTTTGGCGACAAGTATAATCAGAGTGATTAGTATGGCACTCCAAACAGGTATAAAGTATTTGAGTACATCATAAATTAAGATGCCGGCAATCAGATGCTGGGCACCGTCCATTCTCATGTGGTTAAAGCAGAATTCATCTATTTTCTGCCTAATTCTTTTTAGAAGATCCATGTAATTTTTGAGGTTAATTTTTAATTTTGAGATTCTGTTGTCATATTAAAACCGTTTCATACATGCCAAGGGTTTTGATATGGGTCATAAGATGTTTGAAAGGTTGCCATCTGCCAGTCTGTAAGAGGCTCTTTCTTGTTATCAATTTTTCTCGGAATTTGAGGATTTAATTTTAGCCTGGAAGCGTCTTTTAGCCATTGCATAGAATGGTCGTAGTCATCTATTCGTACAGTACTGATATTGTTAGGAGAAATCAGTTTGTGCAACTCGTATAATGACAGTTGAACCATGTGACGTTTCAAGTTATAGTTTCTTGGGTCATGGTATCTGATATTCCTTTCCAGTTCCGGTACATCAGCATTGGGATTGATTATAGGATAATAAATTTTTCCTTTATATTCTACATATTCGTGTTCTGACAACTCATAAGAATTGAGTGAAGGGTCATATTCTCCAATCATCCCCCAGCAGTCAGACTCCATCGGATTGACCAGACAGTCATAATTATCCATTGTTAGCAAGGTGAAGAATTTGCCTTCATATTCTACAACTTCCCATTCATTGTATGGAACGGTGTCCCACTTGTATGTATCAACCATTTCCCAGGCATTAACTTCCGGAATACGAATATCGTTGAAGTCTATGCCATTGGCGAGGTCACATATATATGCCCGTCCTAAGAACTTTATCACATCTCCGGGACGATAGTTTTTCATCTGGCTGTATTGTTCTATTTTTTCCAAGTCAAGTATCTCTTCTGTTTCGTGCCAATAAGATATAGGACAAGGAGCTTTGTAGCCATTGATAGCTTGAATTACCTCGCATATTTCTCCGTCAAGGTAAAAATGACATCCTATAGGATAACTGATTCTTCGATCATATTCAAAGATGAATTTACCTCGATTTAGTTCGCGTTCAATTTCGTAATTTTCAGTAAGGTAATCCATAATAGATGCTTCAGCGGCTTGTTCTGCCTGCACAAAACAAATATCTTTCCCACGGGTAAGCTGCGATAAAGCATCCTCCGTAATGATACCCAGATAATCGTTTTGGTTTAAAAACCTTCTATACATAATTAATATTCAAAAGTGTTATAGACTGGTGCTGTATATGTTTCAATTGTTGTCTTTTGATTTTGGAACCGTCTCCATGAGTCGCAGAGAAACAATACCAATACATAATCCAAGATGTCCGATAAGTGCCCGTATTTTTCTTCTTTTCCACCCGTTTTGGGGTTTAATACTTTTTTCTTGGATTTGGTGCCGTCAGAGTTCTTCTGCTGGTATATCATATCTTCAGTAAATTTACGACACCGTAGGTCTGCCATGAATTTCCAACCGTCAAACCCGTTTAATATTGCATTGACAAACTCCAACCTGGTACTTTGTGGCGGCTGCTTATGAAGCAATTTTATACGTGGCCTTAGCACATTATTTTTCATATTGTCCACTATAATAGTATAGTTGTTGACACCTTCTTCTGTTTGCGTGCTACGTGCTAATCCTGCTGGGTCTCCTGTTATAATTATTCCACCTATATGCTGATTCTGGAGGTGTTTGTCCCTTATTTTTTGAGATAATTTTGGGGTATTGTTTTCTTTGTTCTCTGGTTTACCTAAATTTTCTTCCAGCAGATATATTTCTTTCTTCTCATAATTAATCTGCAACTCCATCTCACTCATATATGGAGCGACATTAAAGTCCCATCCTGATATGATTGGTTTCATCGGATCATAAACTTTTTCCCGTAACCGTTCAATAAGATGTTTTTCGCCATCAAAATTCCAATATGCAGCCATAAGATTTGAGTCAACAAAATCCCAGTTTCCATATAAAAACCTTTCTCGTGTTGCTCGATCTGTAATTTTGTTTAATGCTGCAACATAGGTCTGTACAAACTGAATATCCGGATTATCAAAAACAGAGAATGGTACGTATGCTTCGCCTTCTTTGCATAATACAGGATTTCCTTCATCGTCTTGAACAAAACGCGAACGTACCCAATTGATGCAAGGGTTGGTTGACATCATCATTCTAGCAGTTTTAAATGTTTCTGCTGTGCGCCAACGAAGACGAGAAAATAATACCTCAATAGCTCTTTCTGAAATCTCTGATACCTCATCTATGAATGCAATAGTATATTCTGAAGACCCGAAACGTTCAAAGTTTGGATCTGAAGGTAAGTCAACCATTTCTTGCATGATGATGACTGAATCATTCCAAAATGTCAATATCCCATCCAGATTGTTTATTTTGTAATTCACCCCTTCTTTTAGTCCCCATTCCTTACATACTTTCTTTATGGTATTCCAAGTAGAACCTTTCAAGCTCTTTAAGGTTTTACGAGCTACAACGGCACGTATATCTGGAAATCTCATACAGCTACTAACAAGCCAGCAGCTTCCTAAATAAGATTTTCCACCTCCGGCTGCACCACCTCCTAAAATAAGTTGTGGTAAATTTTCAGAGCCGCATGATGTGCAATATGGTTTATATTGTGGATTTCCTTTAATATCATGTCCGACCATTTTTTGTGATATATGCCCTCCACAATGAGGGCAATAGTCGGGTTGAAGTAATTTCCATAATTCATATTGTTTGGGAGATGGCTTGAAATCAATTTTTATGTTTGGTGCTTTTAATCCTACAGCCATATTGTTAATTTAAAACAATAAATGGGAATCCGTACAGTAAGACAGATTCCCATTCGTATGGAAGATATGATTGTGAGTAAAGAAGTAAGAAATCAATTTTGTGCTTCGTTATAGATGCGTTCAACTACAGCCCACATTTCATCTGGCATTTGTTGTTCTGCAATAGCTTCACAAGACCTACGCATATAATCCAGTTCTTCTTTAGAAAATTCTACCACTAATGGGGTTTCTGCGTCTTTTTGAACGTTCCATTCAATTCGCTTTTCTTCCTTTTTTTCGACTATTTCATAGTCCTTTCTGTCTTGCTCTGAAATAGCAATTTTTCGGGCGATAGACTTTTTCAAATTAAAATCCATAAAATTTCCCCGTTCTGGAAAAATAGAAGGAATAAGCAATCTATCTTTAATATGTAAATCCATAACTTCTTAATGTTTTATCAAGAATAGTCTTTTGCTATAGAGGTGGTTGTTATAAATGATATGATTTTTTGATTTTAACAAGAAATATTGTTATTAGCATTGTAATTATTGCCGATAGATAAATCTTATCTTTATGTAAATCCCACCAACTTAATTCTATAGTCTTTCCTGACGATTTGCTAAGTTCATTAACCCTTTGGTATAGAGAGTCTAGCTTGGATGATATTTGTGAAATGGATATTGATAATGTTTCAGCTGATTCTGTATGCTCGGTATCTTGTTTGTTTATATTAGTTATGCTTTGCTTTATTGGATATTGTTTCCCGGTAGAGTCTGGCATTGATAAATACACAGTTTTATTTTCTAACTTTAAATTACTCAATTTGTCTGCCGTTACTTTAGATTGTTTGTCAATATCCATGTGAAGAGAATCCAGTGAGTTGCGAAGTTGTTGCAGTTCACTGGAGTAATCTATCTGTTGTTGATGCTCCGTATTTTTAGAAGTAGCGCATGAACCGAGTAACAGAATACAAAGAATACAACTTATGATAGTAATTGGTTTCATACAATACTGATAGTAATTGGTTCCCCCTTTTTTTGTGCCTCTTCAATCTTTCTGTTAAGGCAATCAGAAGTATATCTTGATTCAGATAATCGACCTACCGCTGAATTTTTTCCCACTAAAATACAACCAGCACTGTCTGCGGCAGTATTGCCACTATGTATGAGAATACCTTCAAAATGAGGAACGTTTAATAATCTTGGGAGATTACGACCAAATTTTGGAGACCAATTATAGATTATCTTATAAGTACCATACGGAATTGCCGACTCTCCATAAACTTTTTTTTCTCCATTATCGAATATTCCATTTTTATTTTTATCAACTATTTTGTCTTCTAGTGTATTACAGAAAAACTCATTGTTGATATATAGTCTGCCAATTGTATAAGCCTCTTTTGGCCATAGACGTTCTAATCTTAATTCCATAGTCTTAATCATTTATTTGTGATAGTAATGTGGCTACTTTTATGCCACTGCTTCTGATATGTTTTCCAACCAGTTGTTTGTCCATCTTTTTACCGTTACAAAACGATAGACCAATAATTCCAGCGGGCTTTTCTCCATCATACAATGTTAATAAGGCTATTTCGCTAATGTCGTTGGCTTGAAATTTGTAATACAAGCGTTGGTCTATTTTTTGAATATCATCCAACCCACCATAAAAATATCCATCGTCCAATACTTTTGCCACAAGTTTGTATTTTGATAAGCTAAAATCCGCATAGTCTTCGTCAACATTTGATATACTATCCCTAACTTCTTCAATCCGCATCGAACCGAAAAGGAATGGCAATCCTGTTGTCAGATTTTTACTTCCATTATGAAATTCTATTAACCATGCCCGGTCAGCATTAGTGGTAAATATCATTTTAGATAAAATATGGCGAATATTGGAATCCGCAGATAACCTTGTATTTACTAGATGGTCATGTTGGGCAGTTGTTATTTCGGACATGCGATCCAAAAGATACTTTGGATTTAATGCGAAAAATATGATGTAACCGCTTAAAAACAACAGAAATAGTCCTTTTATAATGCTGAAAAAGCCATATTTCTTTTGTAGGTTAAGCAATTTTTGAAGCCATCCGATGCCTTTATCCAACTGTTCCATATTAATGTGAAGTAATTTGTACTGATTGGATTGGGATAAACCATTCTAGTTCATTTGCAAATGGTTCATTTAAGCGTATCCATACACCTTTTGTTTTTTGATTTTGATTCTCTTTAATAATAACCCCATTCCTTCCAATTAACTTTTTCAATTTCCATTCTTTCAATAAAGGGGAGGCAATGATTGTAATTTTTCGTCCTACCATTTGTTCTTTTATTCAACATTATTATCATGATTAGATTGGGGAACAATGACATTGAAAACAATACCAGAGTCACCGTTACCTTTCAATTCAACTTTACTTTCTTGTGCTACCTTTACTGGATACATTTCCATTAAAGCTTTTGATGCTTGCACAGCTACAGAACGTAATGGAGCTGGTGATAGCTCTGTGCCTCTTCGATCTGTATATTTTGCTGTAGAAGTTTCGTCTATAATATGCAATAGTTTTTCTGTTAGACGAGCTTTTAGATCGGCTGTTTCATAATTTGCGATAGCTCGCAACTGATTGATATACTCTTGTACATCATCCCGCGCCATTAATTGTTTTGCCTTTCTTAAAGAGGTATGACTGGAATCATAGAATATATCTTCGTAGCATTTGCGAGCATTTCCAGCATAAGGGTCACAGCCGAAAATGAACAGCTCACAAAAATCAATTTCTTGTTTATTCAACGATTCTGGTTTCTTTAGTTCCATTCTTTAATTGTATTAAAGCCCAGCCGATATGTTCAACTGGGCTTGGTTTACTAAGAATAGCTATGAAAGGCTTTATGAGTTTGTTTTTTCAACATTACTTTCTAATAAATCTTGCATGACAACCCGTCTGAATAAGTCTTTGAGACCATCTAGCATACTTTCTATATCTGCAATGTTCTGCAACTTGTCCCGATTAAAATTTATTTGTAAATCATATCCAGAAATTTCCATAATAGTTTCATGGGTATCTTCGGTTTGTACAGCCAGAATTCTTCGGTCTGAAAGAGTGTTGAACACTACTTCTGGCTCCAGTCCAATTGATTGCGCTTGTTGCTTTTCTTCTTCTGTTACCATATTTTATATTTTGAAATGAACACGTGATTTTTCTGTTTTGGTCATAACCATACTACCATCATCTATGCCGGAAGCATTACGCATCCTTTGGGAACATACCATAGCCACATTGGTCGTTGCTGTTACATCAGCATCTGCATCATGGGCATCATCTAGTTCGATACCAAATTTTTCTGCCATGATTTCCAATTTATAACTGCTCATGCCATCTAAATGAGATAAAGCCAATTGTCCTAAAACGATTGTGTCTATATATAAAGGCTGGAAGTGCCCATAGAAATCTGTTTCTCCTCTCATTAATTTGGCAAATTCTTTCATTTGTCCTCCATATTCCATTAACTGTTGCATGAATCCTATATCAAATCCAATGTTCTGGCCAATTAAGAAGGGCTTTATGTTGCGACCTTTTGATAGTATGTTTCTACGGATAAAATCAATAACTTCTGCCGCAACTTGCTTAATGTCCACACCAAGAGATTCTAACATCTCCATTGTTATGGCAGAATAAGTCAAGGCTTTTTCTTCATATTTCATGGGCTGTTCATCATCTTTATCAAATTTGCTTTTCAATACTTTACGTTTAACCATACCTTTATCCGGTTGTTTATTATATGGAAATATGTATTTTACATATCTGTCAATTGTT